GTAGATGCTCGCGGTGACGGCTTCGGCTCTGTATAATAGAGCCATCAATCATTGATTTGTAAGGAGTAATATCGCCCATAATCATAGGGGCGTGAACTTCGTCATTGGCTTTGTGTTTTTCAACCAATTCACCATTACGCATAACGTAAGTTGTTCTCATAGTAGCAAAATTTCCTCGTCATCTGATTCGATGTGGTCGTCCCAAATTAACTGCATTTTGTCCAAATTCAACAACATTTTTTGAATGTCTGTCAATGTGACATTTTGCTTGCTTGCGATTGTAGCAAATGTTTCAACATAAGGCGCAATTATTTCTTCGGGTATTTTGCCTTCAACAATACGCTCATACGCGGCAATAATCTCATCCCTGCGCTTTTTGTTCTTTTCTTGCTCAAGTTTATGCTGTTTCTTGCGTTTATCAGGGCCAGGGTCATGGGTGTCGTCAATGTAGATAATAGGCTTGAAAGCCGTAAGAGTGCCAGCCGCACCCGTAGCTTGGACGCCAGTTAATTGAATGGCTTTTGAAATGCCAAACGAACCAACAAAACCCGTTGCCGCCACCCCATTCAAGCCAATAGTTACCGATTCAGCCTCATTACCCGCCAATCCCGATGCTTGGACACCCGTTAACGCAATACTTGTTGCATTGGTAAATGCGCCAACCGCGCCTGTGGCCAATACGCCTGTTAATGCGTAGCTAGAGTTATTGGAGAAAGAGCCAACAGCACCCGTTGCAATAACGCCTGAGAGCGTATTAAAGTTTGCGCTTGATACTGTACCCGCTGCGCCCGTGGCATTTACGCCTGTAAGTGCGGGGCTGACAGCAACACTAGGGCTGCCAACGCCACCCGTAGCTTCATTGCCAAATATGGGCAGACTATCCCATTGGGCATCGTCCCAAGTACCCGTGCCCCAAGGCCCTTGTGCCATTATGCAATACGCAGTAAGCCTGTGGTCGCATCATTGGTAGGCATGGTCAGCGTAAATGTGCCAGCCGTGACTGTTTGCGATCCAAAGTTGTGAACGCTGACCGCCTTATTACCCGATGTCGAGTTATAGATCAAAACCGCATCAAATGCCGTTGTAACCGTCAAGGCAGTCCATGTAAAACTAGCGGATGGTGTCCAATATGCCGTTGTGCCGCTTGTTGCGGGGGCATTTGCATTGGTAACTGTCACGCCACCCGCTGTGTAACCCGTGCCTGAAGTATTTGTAACTTCATTGGTTGTAGAGTAAACGGTGGTGGCCGCACCCAAACTGCCTGTTGCAAAGTACAAAGCCGCTTTAAAGGTGTTGCCCGTGCTAGGCGTGAAGTTGTGTGTTCCCGTGAGCAATTCGCCCTTGAAACTTGTACACATTGCCGTTGTATTTGCCATTTTGTTTCCTTAGAAAGATGATGCAGCGCCATCAGCAACGGCTGCGTGTTTAAGTTTTACATGAACAGAACGATGGACTAACTCGCCATCTAACCAGTATTCCACCCAATCAATTGTCTCGGTGTCGGTGTCGGATTGACCCTCACGCTTTTCAAGCAAGGATTCTTCCATTTCGCCTTTAGTTGTCGTAATCATTTAATGACCTCCATGCCTATGGCTTTACCATCAGGGCCACGAACAATCCGTTTGGGCGCTGAAATCAGATCGGCCACGTTCTTCATCACTTGCGTGTTGTCGTTTTGGTTTTTCAGCATTTCTTGCATTGTGCCAACGCTGTGGTTGTGGCTGTTCATCACTTGTTGATGAGAATTGTTCACCGTGTTCATCATCGCCTCAATCATGCCGCGCAAGTCTTGATTCAATGTAGCGTGCATCTGTTGTTGGGCATCCATATCCTCAGGCAACATAGATGCTGAGTGGCTAATCTGTGCAACCCTAATCTTAGTATTGGCATCCAACTCAGCCTTGAAACGTTCCATTTGTTGCTCACGCTCAAGTTTTGCGCTTTCAAGTTGGGCATTAAACTGAAGTTGTTGCGCCTCGGCTTGGAGTTTGGCTTGTTGCAATTGGGCATCAAACTGAGCTTTAGCCTGTGCCACTTGCATATCTGCCTGAACCCGCATTTGCTCAGACTGTTGTTGCGCTTGCAACTTCATCATTTCAGGGTCAGTTTTAGGTTGAGGCGGTTGCGCCATCTTTTGCTTGATTTGGTCAAGCGCCTGGTCAATTACGCCCTCAAGCTGTTGTGATGACTTGAACGCACTCACGCCAAACTTCATAATTTCCATCAGAACAGGGGTCATCTCAGGGCTTGCTTGTGCAACAGGCATGGCTTGCTGTAAGAACCCTGCAAACGCACCAATAAACTCGGTACGCTCACGTTTTATGGCCGCCTCATCCAACTGAACCAAGCTATCTGCCGCCACCTCAATTCTGAAGTTACGCAATGGCTTGTTTTTAATCAGTTGCAAAGCCTGTGGAATCATCTGCTGATCCACGGGTTGCATTTGGCTTGCGCCCGCATACATCAGGATGGTTTGCGGCTGAAATTTAGTGCAAATGATCTGCGCCTTGAGTCTAATCAGGTCAGAGGCAAACAATGCCACTTCCTCCTGCATAGAACGCAGTCTAAGGCTTGCAAACTGTCCTTTGATCTGTTGGGCAGTAGCGGTTTCGCTTGCTTGTGATGCGCCCCTCAAGATGTCCGACAAACCCGTGATTTCGTAGATTTGTTGCTTGATTTCTTGCCTTGCACGGTAGCATTGCAGCAAAGCATTGGCCAACGTATCCAAGGGCAATAGGTCAATCGCACCCTTTAAACCGCCTTTTTCACTAAACGCCATCCACTTATCAACAGGGATTAGGGTGTTGTTGTCGCCCTCAGTCAATAAACGCTGTAATGCGGGGACGCTTGCATCGTAAACGCCACGAACACGCAAAGACTTGACCAATCCATCAATGCGGTCGCTCAAGATGTCCAATTCGTTGGCTTGGTCTTGATATAGAACGAAATCAGGCACAGGCACAAGGCTATCACTTGTCATCGTTGCATACAAAGGCTTGCAACATGGGAAAAACTGCTCTAACTCTAGCGGGTCATCCCGCACGTCAATGAACTTGTTGCCTTGCTTGCTGAACCAATAGACCTTGGCTGTCTCTTTGTCCCACAATTCGCAAATCTTTGCCCGTGTGTATTCTTTTTGGTTGCTTGCGTAGTTAGACAATGGATCAGGGCCGCTATCCAAGGGGATATTGCGGGCGGCTTCCTCACCAAAACGCTCAACCAACGCATCCTTGGTCATGTAAACCCAACGCCATACTTGGGTCACTTCCTCCCATGTACGGGCAACGCTGTGGCCAAAATCAGCCCAATGAACGTAATCAGTTGGTGCGCACTCATACTCAATCTGCTCCATCGGCTCGACTTGGCCAGCGGTAAAGTCTTGCGATTCAGCCTCATCAACATCCTCGGTGACTTGCAAGCCATCATCGTTTTCGGGCATCTCAGGCATACCAGGCACTTCGGTGACGTGCGGCTCATAACGAACCCAAGCCACGCCACGGCCACCCAAGAACCGATCTTCCACGGCATAACGCATCGTGCTTCTAAAGTCGGTGTAATGCTCAATCTCAAAGTCCAACGCACGCTCAACCAATAATGACGCAACACGGCCAATTGGGTCATTGTCACCAAACCTACGGCTGACATCAGCTTTTGGCATCTTGCTATAAACAGCGGGGATTAGTGTCTGTACGTTTGACCACAGAATGTTGAACTTAGCGGTGTCATTGCCGCTTGCGCTTCGAGTGTCATCCCTGTAGCGCCTAATGATCTTCTTAGTGCGGGCTTCCCACTTCTTGAACTCGTTGTCATAAGTGGCTATCAGGGAGTTGTACTTGTCAACTTCAGTTGGTACTAATTCAGCCATTTTTGTTTCTTTCAGAAATTGCTTTTGCTTTGGCACGGGCATCTTCCTTAGATGATGCACCCCATGCCTTCAAAGCAAGCGCCAACCGTGTAGGTTCGCCATTCTTTTCCATCGGGCCAGCGGTAGCACCCATTCGCGCAAGAAAAGATGCACGCCTTGGGTTGTCTCCTGACTTAACGGGAGGCTTTAGACTGCCGCCTGTCTCTGCTGCATAACTCGCCCGCCCTTTAGCGTTCAAACCGCCTTCAGGGTTTTTTCCTTCTTTGCGAGTCCATGCGGCTGTCATTTGTTCTCAGGCTTTGCAGTTTTAGCGGCTTCTTTAAAATCTTTAGCGGTAGGGGCATCTTTACTGCCCACCTTGTTCATCTTCTCGCCTGAACCCGCTTTGATTCGCTCTTGTTTGGCCAAAATATTGGCATAAAGTCCAGCTTTAGACATGATTAAGCCGAGAATATGCCAACGGCCAACACTTCGACACCAGCGCCCGTGGTGATCTTCCATGCGCCATTTCTTGATATGGTGTTTAATTCAATGTTGTATTGACCAATGCCACCGCCAGGCGAAGCGGGCAACACCAAATGGCTAAAACTAGCGCCATCAAGGATACTGACTGTGCCTGTTGCGGCAGTTGATACCGTACAAACTATGCGGTGAAGATAATCACCCGCTGCGCCTGTGCCACCCAAGACTTGCGCAGTTTGACTTGCGGCAACGTGTTCATATTGGTAGCGGTAAGGGTCTGTTGTTCCACTCATATTCGATTGCTCCTTGCGGTTTGTTTGTGGATAGCCCACATATCGTTCATTGTGACTTCGTTCTCAGGGCCAACAATCAACACTTTACTCGGATCAGGCGGTTTGTCTCTAGGTTCTTCCCGCCAACTAATAGCTAACATCCTCATGGCATCAGCGGGGTGACTTGTCCAATCATGCTTTGGCGTTTGCCTAAAAGCCTTTTTGTCCTCATCGTACTCACGCTGATACTGTCTCAACGCCTCAATGCCATCTGCGCATTTCTCGGCATCAAACCAACATCTTGGCAATGCCATCCGCACGGCTTGAATACCATCCTGAACAGTCAAACTAGGCACAATCGCCAAGTTGTTAATGCCCAAGTGCGCGGCCATTTGCTCGATTACTGACTTCCCACCGCTTGCCAAAGTCCTTGCCCTTGCATCATGCGGTAAGTAGTGTTTTCCGTAATTGTAGGGTTTTTCTTTGATTTTTGATACAAATTCTTCAATAGTTCCACCAGAAAGGGCAAAAAAATCAACAATATGTATCTCACCCGCAATGACTTGATACCACCAAATGGCCGTGTCATCAGTATGCCCCAAGTCCCAAGCCGTGTGTGTCTTGACCTCAATTTGGTTCTCGACCTTTGTAATGCGCCCATCCTCGGCAGCCTTGCGCATCTCAGTACCCCATATTGCACCAATGATGGCCGCCTCAAAGCTACACTCATACTCTTGCAAATATTGATCTTCTGCCAGTTGCGCTCTTGCCGCCTGTAACTCTGATTCAGGCAGTAAACCTGACTTGCTTGCGGGTAGTGACAGGCTAAACCACTCGTTTGGTAGTCTCTTGCTTGTTTCGTAGATGTTCCAAAACTGATTCTTGCCCTTGGGCGTACCACCAAACACGCACCATCCCTGTTTGTCAGATAAGGCAGGGCGTACCACATTACCCCATACGCTTGGCTTAAAGTCGCCATACTCATCAAGGTAAAGCCCATCAAAGCCCAACCCACGCATGGCATCGGCATTGTCTGCGCCAAACAATCTTATCTTTGCCCCGTTAATCAACTCAATGATTAGGTCAGCCTCGTTGCTTGACTTAGTGATGGGGCGTGAAAAGTATTTCAGGTAATCCCATGCCACGCTCTTTGCCTGGCTTCTATACGGGGCAACATACCCAAACAAGGGCATCGGGCTTTTGCAAGTGATTGCCGCCCTAATGATGTCGTTGATGGCCGCTACGGTCTTGCCAGCCCTTCGGTGAGCAACTAAACAAGCCCATCTCTCTGTTCTAGCGTGAAACTCCCTAAACTGCTTTCTAGGGCTGTATGGGATTTCTATGATTCCGCTTGCCATTTAATGACCATTTCTTGAGGGCCACCATCTGCACCCGTGACTTCTGAACGGGCTAACTTAGGAACATGATACTCAACAACGCTTTGGAACATCTCAAACGCCTTGGCGGGGTTTGGCTTTATGTCGTTCAACGGGTCGCCTTGGGCTACGGCATCGAGCCATTCAGAGAGCCTGTGAGCGTTTCCATCGACAAAGGCGGCTATGGCCTGTCTTGCCTCTTGCGTGACCTTGTTGGGCGTTCCAGCGGGTCTGCCGTTGGGGTTATTGGTCTTTCCCTTGCGGCTTTGTTTTGGTTTGTTGTTTTCAGTCATGGCTGCACCTTGTCGGGTGTATCGCTTAGTCTAAATATTTCAGTTTATACAGGGTTGAGTCAATGTTCTCTTGAATGTTATCCACAAGCTGA